TGGGAAGAATATTGCATTTACCAATAATGCTGCTACTTGGACTCAAGCTAATGTTTCAATGGCTTTTCCTAAAGGAACTGTTTTCGTTTATGTACATCAAAGAGGTGGACTGATATTAGATGTTACAGGAGGTTCAGGTGTTCCAACATTTGCGTCAACTAAAATTGGCTATTTATGGAAGAAGAATAAATCGATGAGTTGGGTAATGACCAAGGGAGCTAAATCTCATCCTGCCACATTTTATGCGCAATATCCATATGCAGCACTAAGTACTAATCAGAAGTTTGTTAATGTGGAGGAATTACTGAAACCTAATGAAAACGTTTAATAAAAAATTTACAACCAACAAATATACATTGCTGACAGGTCCGGTGACGGACCTGTGTGGAGGATACCATGGGTGAGCCCGTGGGGCGAAAGGCCGTTTGCGGCCGGTCCATGGAACACCTTACGAATTTAGGGTGTGAGAGAATTTAGGGCATAGTAAGCACCAAAGGGTCCGTGTCACGTGAGTGAGAACCGGACCCTAGTATTACTTACTATGCCCGTTCTACATTCTACAGCACGTGCGTCTGTGCGGTGCTTTATTCAGGGGTCCTTTTCAAGGGTCCAAGGAATATAAAAGACGCGTAAAAAATAAGAAACCAAACTAAAAACCTAATGAATCCATGTCAAGGAGAAATCGTATCCAAGGGGTATTCTGGATACTTACCATCAAGCGAGATGAATGGGAGCCTCCACTTGAATTACCGGAAGGAGTTAGCTGGATCAGGGGTCAAGAAGAAATTGGAGAAGGAGGATTTCATCATTGGCAAATCTTTGTTGCCTTTAGAGAAAAGAAGTCTCTCCAGTCCTGCAAAGCGCGCTTCACCGCCAGCTGTCATGCCGAGCTATCTCGCAGCGAAGCGGCAGCGGCCTACGTCTGGAAGGAGCTCTCCGCTGTCCCCGACACCCGGTTCGAATTTGGCTCAAAGCCATTTCGAAGAAATTCAAGGACAGACTGGGACATGGTATGGGAATGCGCCAAGTCCGGCGATGTGGAAGCCATACCAGCAAGTGTACGTGTTCAATCTTACGGCTCAATCAGAAGAATTGGATGTGATTTCATCAAACCTGTTGCAATGGAGCGTACCTGTAGTGTTTATTGGGGTCCCACAGCGACAGGTAAATCTCGCAGGGCCTGGGACGAAGCTGGCGTGGAGGCTTACCCTAAGGATCCCCGAACAAAATTCTGGGACGGTTACCAATGTGAAAAACATGTTGTCATCGATGAGTTTCGAGGAGTCATCGATGTTTCAAATCTTTTACGGTGGCTTGACAGATATCCAGTCCGCGTGGAAGTCAAAGGGTCTGCAAGGGTATTGTGCGCTACCCATATATGGATTACCTCAAATCTTGCACCGGAATATTGGTGGCCAGAACTAGATCCAATTACATTTGCTGCATTTAGGCGTAGAATTGTTGTAACAGAGTTTCACCAAGAGTTATAATAAATGAGAAATGTTAGAAGACCCCGTCCTGTTATCCGTCGTCGCCGCTTTGTCACCCCTCGTCGTCGTTCTCGTGTGGTTCGTCGTGTACCGCGTCAAAACGTCCGAGTGCGTCGTCCAGTTTTAAGGCGTCGTCCAGTTTTAAGGCGTCGTGTTTACCGTAGATAGTTTTACTAATAAAAAATATGGCAGTTACACGTTCCATGACTAAGAAAGCAGAGGAAATAGCGAGAAGAGCCGCTGGTGGTGCTGCTGGACAAGCAGCAACACAGGCTTATAGATATGCTTTTCCCCAATCTAAAACAAAAACTAAAACTAAAAAGAAACAAGATATGTCACTTACTAGCTTTACTTCAACACTCAGTCATTCGTCATGCGCAATAACCAGATCTGCTAGCGTTCCTGCAAATGTTAATTCTCAAGCGTGTTTCTTTACTGAAGCAAGTTCAGGAATTGTAACATCATTTGCAGGAGGCGGTGAAGGGAAAATAATTTGTTCGGAAGGGACTACCATGCAGACAATGGTATCCAGTCCTACGTCTAGCAATTTATTTAGTAATCCTTTTAATTCCACAATTGCATATAGGGACCTGTTATCAGATGTACCTATTCAAGGATCGAATTATTTTTTAGCTCAGACTGATCCAGCTCAGCAGAAAACCTTTTGTAAAACATTAGGTTTAGAAGTACATTTATCAAATTTTGCTACAACTGATGCTGTTGTTCAGATATATATATTAGAAGCAAAAAGGGATTCTAATATTGGTCCTGAGGAATTTGCTAATAAATTATTATCGGCAGCTTCAGGAGGTAAAGGTGGTGCAACTACCCCAGGTGCTGGGTTAAGTACTGGTGGAACAGGAGGTTCATATACTGAAGATCTTATTGTCGGCGATTTTACTAAAGTGAAAGGGTTTAAATACGAATATAATGTATTGAAGAAATCTAGATTTGATATGGTTGGTGGAGCCACCCATGAAATTGAGTATATGATTAAAATGAATTTATTGAGAGATCAAGCGCGGTTAATTGGGAAGAATATTGCATTTACCAATAATGCTGCTACTTGGACTCAAGCTAATGTTTCAATGGCTTTTCCTAAAGGAACTGTTTTCGTTTATGTACATCAAAGAGGTGGACTGATATTAGAT